GGGAGCCCCTAGCGTCCGTCGTGAGACGGTATGTTAGGTTCTCAGTAGAGCGTCCTCTACCTCTATCTAGGCGCCTAATGGCGCCCGGGCATTGATAATGCCCGCGACCGATGCTGCATCGACCAACCTGTCCGAAAGGATGGGCCTCCCGGTGCGGTAGCTAAACAGGTCGGAAGTCTCGTTCCGTTCAATCTTCAGTGAGGTATTCTTTGTGGCAAGGCCGGCTTTTACAATCCGGTATTATCCTGTGCCGTCGTACTGGGCCTACTCAAATGGGTCCACGAAGACTGCGCTTGGTAACAAGGCTGGTTTCTGGGTGAGCGAAAGCGCATCTGGGACCGCCCCTCGTCGCAAGCCAAAGGGTTGGATAAACCCTACGGCGTATACCTTCACTAGAACGGAAGTCATCGGTGCGTTGGGGTCGTGTAAAACAGGGCCGGCTAAGCGTAATGCTACCGGTTCCTGGTACACGGGTGTTGTCGGCACGGTGCAGGGCGATAGCTCTACAGCGTTCGACATGTTAAACACTTGTACCCCAGCCATTTCAGATTACGACATAAAACAAGATGTTGACGGCCTGCGAAACGCAGCTTTGATAGCTGTGCGAAACAAGCTGAAAACACAAAGTGTCGATCTGGGCGTGGCCTACGGTGAGCGAAAGCGAACTATGGGCCTCGTCGGTGATACAGCCAGTCGTATTGGAAAATCGTTCACTTATCTCCTGCGGGGTCAAACCCGCCGGGCGATGAACGAGCTCGGGATCACCTCACGGCGATCTGCACCACGGGGATCAAACATCCCTAATAAGTGGCTTGAGCTTCAATATGGCTGGAATCCTTTGCTCTCCGATGTTTACGGAGCCTGCGACGGTCTTGCAAACCGGAACAGGGATGACTGGAGAGTCACGGCAAAGGCCACCAAAACGGCGACGCGGGAATACACCTACTCGACTTCGTCAAGTAGCCCGTATCGTCGCAAGGTGGTGACGAAGGTCACTCGGAGCGCTCAAGCGCGCCTCGATGTGGTTCCTTCCAACGAGGTCTTAATCTCGTTATCGTCCCTAGGTGTTCTCAACCCGTTGACTTTGGGTTGGGAGCTGTTACCATACAGCTTTGTTGTCGACTGGTTCTTACCAGTAGGCAACTGGCTTGACAGCCTGGACGCCGCTGTAGGCTATGAGTGTCGGGGTTACTCGAACTCACTCTTCATTAAGAGTGTAAGTAAAGTAACACCATACCCGACATATACCTACGGCTCAAGCGGCTGGGTCTCAGAGCAAAGCTGGACGGGAGCAGAGAAGCGGATTGTTTATCTTGACCGTCAGGTCTCGACGAGCATACCGTTCCCTGCGTTTCCGAGGTTCAAAGATCCTCGGAGTCTAGGGCATATGGCCAATGGACTAGCCTTGCTAGCTAGTGCGTTCTCTAAAGGTCCTCGCGTTAGGTAACTCCTTTCGTTGGGGCTGATAGTTAAGGCCGTTCGTGATCCTTCACAAACAAACCTGGCTGAACAACAGCCAATTGGAGCATTGACATGCCCGCAATCGCAACTTTGTCCATTAATGATGGACAGGCCTCCCCTGCGGCACACTCGTTCGCACCCGTCTCGACAGACGGAACGCGCGCGAAGTGGGCGGACCGCAGCCCCAGTATCCCGGCCGGCTTTAAGCTTCTCTCGATTGAGATGGCTGAGCCGAGTGGGAACAGGACTGTTCACAAGGTGACTTTCGGGTTTACTGACCCGGTTGTTGCTAGTGTGGACGGTGCCGACACTGTCGTCCGGTATAACTCTGCGAAAGTGGAGTTGAATATCAATCCGGACAGCACGCTCCAGAACCGCAAGGACATCTTGGCGTACGTGGCTAACTGCCTCGATCACGCCTCGGTGAAGTCTGCGGTGGAGAATCTCGAGCCGTTCTATTGATGCTGGTGCTCTCATGGATAATGAGGGCGATTCCAGTGAGGTGGTGGTCGGTCACGATAGCCGTGGGAGCTTTTGCATTTTGGTACAAAGGAGTGATCCTGTTGTACCTTGCACGAGCGATTCCCCACGACGTTGTGTATCCCGAGCATCGCCACGAACGGCTCGAGTGCTTAGTCGATTCGGTTTCCTTACCGACGACTACTGCACATGCAGCGAGTGTCCCGATCAAACCGAAAGGTGAGTGACGGATTAGTAGCTGTGTCTGTGTAGCTCCTACCTTAAGAGGTATCTGATATGGTGTATCGTAAGCGAACCATCCGTGCTGTTAAGCGACGGCCCCTGGGCTTCTCGAACGAGAGGTTCCTAGAGCTCCTGTCCACCCTTACGGGCATCACGCCTGTTGGGGAACTTGGACGGGAAACTCCTCTTGACTTCACAAGTCTCGAGGCTGCTCGTGGAACGTTATTGATTAGAGAAGTCTTCTCCAAGTACGACGATGGGAAACCGTCGGAGGACAAGGAGGCGACAACCTGGAAGCGATTCCAGGAAGCAGAGGCTATGTGTCAGAGAACGAACCAGCGCTACTACGAAATCGCGCACAAGGACCCGTTCTGGGTTTGCGTGCGACGTAGATTGTGGGATGCGCTTGGTAAGTTCGACTGGGACGAGGCAGCGAAGCACTTTGCCCACGGCCCCGGGTCTACGACCCGGTATCCGAAAGCGAGTGCTTTTAAAGCCTATAAATACTCAGGTAAACCTGAGAGCACGTCCGGGAACGCTGTACTAGCGGCGTGTGCCATTAAGCACGTCCCGCTCTGGATACAGAGCGTCCACTCTGAAGTGGATAGTATGTCCTCTTCTCCTCAGGTGACTGAGGAGCTGGGTGAGGGGGGTCAAATCCCCTTGTTCAGTGACGATAACCTCCGTGAATGTAGCAAGTTACTGCATGAGCGAGAAGGTCATTGGCCGGGTAAGCTTGACCCCACTATGTGGCGTCTCTTCCCCTATAAACCAGTTGACCTATACGCTCTGTGGAACGAGCCTTCTACGTGGGTGACAATAGTCGAGGGCAACAGCGTGATTGCCGTTCCCAAGAACTATAAGACGAATCGGACGATCGCTAAAGAGCCGTGTATGAACATCTATGTTCAGAAAGGCATCGGGCGGTGTATCCGTGAGCGTCTTTACCGCGTAGGTGTTAACCTCGATGACCAAACAAGGAACCAGCGTGCTGCCTGCGAAGGTAGCATAACTGGGGCGCTAGCGACC